AGGTATACAAACGACCCATTTTTAACATTTCCCAACACATTTTTAACATTTGCTAACACAGTTTGGCACGCTTTTTGCTGTGAGCCGTGCCAAAAAAGCAGATGAAACGAAGTTTAACATTTCGTTAACACAGTTTAACTGATGAATAAACATGCGTCATCGCCTGAGAAATCGCATAATTATTCGCTGCCTGTCGTCAGGTGAAACTGGGCGTGGCACAGCCAGACCTGACGATGCCGATGTGAAGCCGGGTGTTGCACAACCTTACGTTTGGTGTGATGCCCTGAAACTGGGTGTGACCCGATGTGCGCCCACCTGATGCAGCAGATGCAGCTTATTCAGCTTATGCCACAGATGCCACATATCGCCACCGATGCCACAGAAGCGAAATAAGCCGCCTACAGGGCATTAAAAAAGACCCCGTGGGCAACAACACCACACAGGGTCTTAAAGTCGCACAGGGCTTATTTTATAAGGTGAAGCCGTTGCGCAAAATGTTTATAATAGTGTTAACATCGTCAGTCAACATATTAGTGGTGTCTGCGAATTTAACATTCACCATCTTTGTGAAGCCTGAAACGTCTTTTACCTTAGTAAGACGTGAAGAAGCGGTTTCAACGCCTGTACTTGTGATAGTCTTCTTTTGCAGAACGATGTAAGGTGTCAGACCCATCAGGTAGGTTGAATCGAACTTAGAACCGCCGATAACCTGAATCTGCTGTTTCTGTGTTCTGAAAAGAACATCGCTGCACGGTTCAACTTCTTTCGTCCATACGATTCTGTCGTCACAGGTCATCACATAGACACCACCGCCACCAAGCAAGTTGACCCTGAGTTCAAGTGCAACGGTGTGCCCTATCAGGTCAACAGGCAACGATTCAAGACCGATGAAAGGTACAAACATGTTCAACTCTGTATCATAGTCGGCTGTGCTCTGTGTCACGTTTGGAATCTCAACAGAACCGAATGAAAGAACCTGTGTGTCTGAATCCAAGTTGTAAACGGTCGTATCAACCATAAAGTTACCGCACATCAGCTTCGATGTAGAACCTTTGGCAACCTGAAAGAAGAATCTTTTTACCCTGTTGATATAGTCGCCAAGGTCGTAAGAAATAGGGTCTTCTTTGGTGCTTCCAACATCGCCTGTATATTGCACAAATCGGGCGGTCGCAAAGTCTTCAAGATTCTTTTCGTTCAACACATAAGCGTTGATGAATCCATACTTCTTTGTCGGTGTTGACTGTGGATTCGCCACACCGTGGACTTCGATGTAAAAGTCGTCTCTCTGTGATGTTCCAACCGTTGGCGTTATCGTACCTGTTGCAGTCAGCTTGTCTTCACTTATGCTCATAGGTTCTGTATAGACAGGTGCGAATACTGAATAACCTACGAGTTTACACTTATCAGGTTCATCAAAGATGTTACCACTATCAGCAGTCAAATTAAATGTAATCGGTTCACCTACGAAACAATATGTCGGTCTTGCATCAGTTGTGCAGCCAGACAGATAGTAATCAATACGTATAGCCTTTTTAGATTCACCTGAGATTACAACAGGGCTGTTGAAGTCAACGTCAGGCAAAGTAACAGAAGCGTTTGAAGTTACGTTACTACTATCCACAAGCGGTGTAACAACAACGTCAACAGTTACAGGTACGTTCTTACTGCTTCCATCTGTGGAAACGTATGCACAGGACACATCAAGCATCACCTTGTTAGAAGACAGTTTCACAGTAACAGAATGACCGTCCACGGTGTGTGATTCTTTAGAATCAGGCACATTGTTGGTTACTGTCGGCTCTGTAGGCTCAACAGGCTCAACAGGTTTCGGTTTCGTATTACCGTCCAAGGAAACGATGTATTTCAGGTCTGTAATTTCAACAGTACCTACCGTCTTATCACCGTTCAAAGTAGCTGAAAGAACCGTCTGATGTCCTGTTGTGTTGACGTATTTAACCGTAGGCACACCGTCAAACATAAGACCATCGTTACAGGTAATAGTCACAGTTGTGGCTTCTGTGAACGGGTCTTGTTCTGTTGTGTAGGTCGCACCTGTGATATTATTCTGCGGCTCTGGAATCACTTCCTTAGTATTACCGTCCAATGTAGCAGAACCGCCATAAGAATCGGTTGCAAGCGTGAACGTGGCAACGTTACCTGAAACGGTCATATCTGCTGTCGATGATTCTGCGAAAGGGTCTTCAGGGTCGCCACCATAAGTCACGGTCGGAACACCATCAAAGGTGTAACCGTCATCGCACGTCAGGGTTATTACAGTATTGTCGCCCTGTACTTCTTTCTGATACGTGGTATGTGCTACATTGTTTGTAACCGAAACAGTCTGCACAACAGCTTTTGTCTTACCTTCCAAGAAAGCAGTACCTTCATAAGAAGCTGTAGATTGTTTGAACGTAGCAACGTTTCCTGAAACAGTCATGTTTGAAAATGACGAATGAGTACCGAAAGTTACTTTAGGCACACCGTCAAAAGTGTAACCGTCATCACATGTAAGGGTTATTTTAGTGTCACTTCCCTGTACCTCAGTCTTATATTTGGTGTGTGCCACCTTGTTGTAAACTATAACAGGTAAGATAGGTGAACCACCTGTAGCGTTTAACGTCACATAGATGTCGCCTGAAATAGAGTAGTCTAATCGAACTCGTCTGCAACAGTATTTACCATCGCTTGTGATACCTGTCAATTCACCATTGATAACTTTTTGGTCGTCAGATGGGGAAACCTTTGTTAATTTAAGGTCGAACCTTTTACCACCATTGTAAGTGAAGTAACAGTTACCACCGTCATTTTCCTGAAAGAAACAACCGTCAACCGCTTTGGCTTTGAACATAGAAAATGTTACAAAGTCGTTGGTATAGGTATTACTCGAACCGTTATTAGTACAGCGAATAAAATCATAATGTATAGGATAAGTACTTGCCATTATCTATTACCTTTAATTGTTATCATAACTATTGAACCATCTTCACTCAGTTCATTCTGTGGGAACGGAATCTTCTGTTTCTGCGTTCTTACATCACAGACAGGCTTGTAATCGCCATCATACTTGTTAGGGGTATCTGTGGCGTAAATCTCGCCTGTAGCTTCAAGAATCTGTTCCTTGAATGTCGTCAGGGAATCACAGGACAAAGACAGAATAGCCTTGTCACCGTCATAACTTACTGAATCAATAAAGTAATATCTGCCTATTGATTCCACGTAACACATCGTGAAGCCTTTGACCTCACCACGCACACAAATCTCAGGCGTAAAGAAGTCCATCTGTGAAATCTTACCTGAGATAGTAACAGGGTCGCCAAGAACCTTGTTTATCTTGTTGCGTTCACCATTGTATCTATAAAACTGAATATCCATACTATTGTACCGTTATAGTTACATGACCATGTAAATTGATGATGCCCTTAATTATTGCGTCCACGTTCTGGAATGTGTCCTTTGACTTCGATACAGAACCTTTCGCAAGATTTTTTCCAACCAAGATACAACCTTTGGTGTCCTTTGGGTAATTACCTGGGTGAATCATTATGCCTGTGCGTCCGTTAACTTCCAACAGAAACGGCATCTTTCGCCCGAACATGTTTGAATAGATATATGCTATTCTGTACGTACCTTTGTCAATACAAGGGTGGTTCACATTCTTAGGCGGTTCAAGAGTATCACATAAGTAAGTATCACCATCATACAGCTTACCAATAGTGTAGTGCTCATTCTGAAATATTCTTTTAAGTACTAACATAACAAATCGAATTTAAAGTAAAAACGGTGGCACACCGTAATAATGTACCACCGTCCAAAATTAGGCAACAAAGAACACTACAAAGTTTTCGTTGGTGTCGTTGAAGTAACCGGCATCGAACTTATAATAGTTGTTGAAGAACTCTGCCTTTGCGTTGTAGTTGGTGGTTACTCGCTTGTCAAGGTTGCAAACACCAAGGGCATCACGGTCGAACATCACACCGAGCACACCACCGATTTTAATCTCGTGGTTTCCGCTTGTCTTGATGTCAATAGCAGAAGTATGAGCAAAGCCATAGTCCTGACCTGAACCCTGCCAAGAAGCAACAGTCTCAGCGTTTGGCAACAGCACCTGTTCCTTGTTGTAGGTGTCTGCATACAAGTAAGCCTGTGCGCCCTTTGCGAAATCAGACAACAGGACTGTGTGCAAAGCGTCCTTTGGTGTGAAACGCTCCTTGCCACCAACGTTGAAGAGTGTAGAGATAGACTGCAAACGGTCTGCATAAAGACCCATCTGATAAGATGCAAAGCGAATGAAGTCGCCATCGGTCAAACACTTGTCTGCGGTCAACTTTGTACCCTTTGCCTTGTTGTAGAGATACAACAGGTTCACGCAACGTACAGTAGAAGCAGAAGCATAGTCGAGTGGCTTACTTGACGGTGTGAATGCTGCTGCGTCTGCAAACAGGGTTTCACCAATCATGTTGTTGATGGTGCGCATGATGAGTGCATCGGTCTTGATAGTCATAGACTTCTCAACTGCTGAGTAAATCATAGACAAGAAGCCGTTCAACTGTGCTGCGCTGCTGAAAGATTCCTTCACCTGACGTTCTGTGATAGAAACAGGCACTTCAAAAGTAACCTTTGAGTTGAAGAACTTAGCAGACACAACAGGCTTGTGGAAAATGTCCTGTTTGTACTCTGTACCGTCTGTGAGATTCCAAGTGTCGTTTTCGGTAGCTTCTGGAATCTCTGCTGAAATCTTTTCAAGCACAGAACCGAACTCCCACGCGTCCATAAGGACAGACGGAATCTTACCTGAATAAGGTCTGTTGACGAACACTACCTTACCTATGTGGTTCACCAAAGACTTTACATAGTTGTCAACTGCACCCTGATTAAACACTTCGTTACCAAGGTCAACAACACCTGTGAGGTCTTCTTTAACGATGTCGGTCTTACCGAGTACCTCACCACTTACTGAATTAATCAGTTCATAAATCTGTTTTACTACCATAATTTAAAATAATTAATTATTATAAATACTTAATGTTAAATAGTCAACTAAACTTTTGATGATGTCTTCACGAACATTCATCAGTCTGGCACGATATTCGTCAAGCATAGCCTGTGTCACGTTACCGTTGAAGCCTGTACGTTCTGACGTACCTGATTCCGTTTCTGTGCGGTTTTTGGCGTTTGTCTTGTCTTCTTTGGAATCTTCATTGAAGCCTGTATCGTTGAACGCCTTATCGCTCTTAGTGATACCGTCTGTGTTTGATTCCTGTACCGTCACGGTCTTGTTGGTCGATGTGCTTTGAAGCACAGGTTTCAGGAAATCATACTTCTTATTGAAGACCTCAAATTGACTTTTGAACGTATCAACGCACATGTCAAGAATCGCACCTGTGTAGTCCTTGCAGTTGGTTTCATTGAATGAATCAAGAACCGTCCTGTTTCCGAACTTCACCAAAGCAAAGGTATCGGGATTTGTTGCGTCACCGAATATCTCTGCATAAACTTCGGGGTATCTCTGTTTAAAGATGACCCCAAAAAGTTTATTATCGTTTATGAATAATTCTTTGAATAACATAGTCAATACGAATTAAGTTTCTTCTTTTTCTTCTTTTTCTTCTGTTTCAGAAGTTTCTTTCTTTTCTTCTGTTTCTTTGGTTTCGGTTGTTTCTTTGGTTTCAGGTGTTTCTTCTGTTTCCTCAGTTTCAACCTTTTCGATGTCCTTAGACAAAGCCAAGAAGTTTTCATGTTCCAACTTCCAAGAAGAATTTAAGTCCACCCTGATGTCAGTACCGAACATGTCATTCACCTGTGCGAGTGCTTCACGTCTGCTGTTGAGCATGTTTTCAACGTATGGCAAAAGAACGTCCACATTCATGGAAACCTCACCGAGATTCAGGCGTTCACGCTTCATATTGTAGTTGGCGTTCAAGCCAAGTTCGTTGAGCATTGATGCCCTGTAGTACTGCACAAGTTCAACAAGCTGTGTGATGTACTGGCTGTTTGAAACGTTTGCGGTCTGCATCGAAACGCCCTTGAAGAAACTGTTTTCACCGATAACCGAGAAATCACCGTTCAGAATCTTTTTCAGGAACTCGTCTGCACTCTGTTTGGTCTTGTCGTCAGAAGCACTTATAAGCATCGTGATTCTTGTCAGAATTGAAGCTGTGTTCAACGAAATAAGACCGTCTGTGTAAAGAACCGCATATTTGCCTATGATAGGCAACAGGCTTTGACCGTTGGTGTCGTTTTCCATCAGGACACAATCAGAACCGATTCTGAATGTCTTGTTCAACTTCAACCAAGGATTTGCCACGATGTAATCAAGTGGTCGTCCGTATGCGTCCTGTTCACCACCTGTCGAACCGCCAAGGGCATACAGGGCATCGCCTACCTTTGCTATGGCACAGTTTCCATCTTCCTGTAACAGGCGTTCAAGTTCAACCTGTGGGATAGATTCAGGCAGACCGTCATACTTGAACATCGACTGAGTGATAGCCAGAGTATGCTCTATAAAAGACGTTACTGCAACGTCCTTTGTCTTCACCTGTGCCTGATATTTACTATATATGTTATCTAACTTCTTCATTTTACCAAAGTTTTAATTAATGTGCAAAGTTCAGTCAAAACTTTCGTGTTTGCTTCAACTGTTGCATTCAACTTGTCAGTCTCTTCTCTGTGCTTGTCTTCCTGTTTCATCATAAAATAAAACAGGGCGACACAGACAGCTATCGGAAAGCCAACGTTGCTGATTAATGATGTAACTTCGTCCATATTAATAAATATATTATTTTTAAATTTTTTGCAAAGATACGAATAAATATTCGTATCTCCGCACGATTTACATTATTTAACACTTAAAATGTTATTCTTAGTACTTGTCATAATATAATTACGGACAATTTCACCGATTTCGTTGCTCTGATAGAACACCTTGTCGGTCACAAAGAAGCGTGAAACCTTTGCTTCAAGTTCGGTTGCAGAACTTATCAGCTTTCGCTTGTAGTTCGGTCTTCCGTTCATCGTCAGGGAATAAATCAGGCTGTTTTCTGTGTCCTTGATAGGTGTCGTCTTTGCGTGAATGTAGGTGAAACACTCATCGTCAACCTGAATGATGTTTGCCTGTAAGACCGTACCGTTGAACTCTATGAAGTAAGTGAAAAGTACATCTTTCGGCTTGTACTTACGTGGCAAGTGCGGATAAGCTGCAAGCTCCCATTTACCGCCTGTAATCATCTGCAAAGCCTCATTCCCGAAACAGAAGTACTTGTTTGACGGCTTTTCCTTTTCCAAGGTGTCGCAATACTCAACCGCCACCGTAGCACCGTCTTCACCGAAACGATACAGGTCGATGTTTCCCTGTGGCATGTTCTGAATGTTGTCAAGACCCATTTCGCCAAAGTAAGGACAGAACTTGTTCACGGTGTTACCAAGCATGAAGACCCTGACGTTTGAACGGTTTCTGATGATGGTACTCAGAACGTTCATAAACAGCATAAACTCATCAGGCAAGTAATAACGTCTTGTGATAAACTCATCGAACACCACCGTAGTTATCATCGGGTAGCTTGTTGACTTGTCATGTTCCTGTTCTGAAAGACAGAAGCCATAACAGAACGGCTTGTCGTCAGGGAATCGTTTTCCCTTGTCACGGTCATAGTAAGACAGGAACCATTTTCCCGAAAGATAGAACACTTCATTGTACTTACCTTTCGTCACCTGAGAAACGAAACCGTTTGCCACATGACCTGAGAAAAGCGATTCTGCACGTTTTCCTCTCAGGTCTTCACGCCAACGCCTGACGTATGCACTCTGCTCGCCTGTTTCAACGTAGTTGATAATCATGTAAGCCAAACAGGCATAAGTCTTACCGTTTGAACGTTCACCGAAAATGATATTGTAATCGGCATTCTTTTCCAAGATTCCAGATAAACTGTAATACTTTGGTTTTTTACTTTTTCCAAACATAACTATTAATCTTTAAATTTAATACCCATTAAAAAGTTCAAATACATAACAGAAAGCGAAAGTGAATAACCGGTAGCTTCAAGATGCACGCCTGACAGTTCGTGGAACTCACAAGGTTCACCAAGGTAATCGGTCAACACTCCCTGTTGCTCATAGTCGATATAGGTGTGAATGTTCTTGCCTGTCGCCTGTGGCGGTATTGCCAGGTAGTTGGTGAATGCTTCAAAGATTCCGTCCTGTCCGTAGGTTTCAAGTAACCAAGGAACTGCACTTTTCTTGTTCACACCACTTACCGTCAGGGAAACAGGGTAACTTTTACCGCCAACGGTCAAAGCGTCTTCTTCCTCAACCATATAACGTTTAGCACCAAGCGTCTTGAATCGGCTGTATGTGCCCTCAAAATCCCAGACACCCATCAGCTTGTTTATACCTTTGATGGTCTTAGGTTCAAACAGTTCAAAAGATATATTGTGATGCTTTGCAGCCTGTCTGAGTTTATATTCCACCATACTGTTATATTCCTTAAAGTACTGCTCATGCGCTTTGCCGTTCTTCAACTTCACGGAATCTGTGTCTGAGTAGATGTAATCATCACCGCATTCGTAGATGCCTGTAAACAGGTTTCGTCTTGCATAAGCGGTTACGAAGACACCCCAAGGGTAAAACAGGAATCGGTTACGGCTGTCGTTGTACTTGACAAGTGTTTCGTTTATCTCATCGGCTGTCAGGTGCGAAACGTCCCAATCACCGTTGTACGTAAATTCGTCACGCAAAGGATTCGTCACACACATGCCATAACAGCTATTCAGCATTTCCTTACTGTTGAGATATTCCACTTCCTTACCTTTCACACCTTTCAGGGTCGTCTTGTTGGCGTACAGGTGAAGAATTGACTTGACGAACTCTGTCGGCAAATAATCTTTCTTGTAACACCACATGTCAACCACTTTTTCTTCTTCCCAAGTGTAGAACATCTTGAACACATTATAGTCCACGTTGGTTATTGTCGTCACTACCCTGTCAGCAGAAAAGACCCTACCGTTGTTTTCCACCACGTTTTCCTTGTAGAAGCACTTTGAAACAGACAAGGGCGTGTCCTGTACCTGTGAACTCATTATCTTTGTAAATTCGATGTCGAAGACACAACAGTATGCAGACAGGAAAAACTCAAATTGCTTCTTGCTTTTCACTTTCACATGCACGCCCGAACTCATCGGAAACTGTTCTGCTACCATCACATAGGGGTAACTGCTTGTGAAGTCGTAACTGCTCACGTTTTCGATTATATCGTCTGTGTGATTCGCATTCGCATGTGTGAAGCCACCACTGAATGCCCTTTGCAGCGTGTTGAACTCATCAGCACCACTTATGTTCAAGTCATGTATCGTATTGATGTACGTCCAATTTTGGACTGTCTTCCCGAACTCGTCTTCACAGTACAGACAATGTTTGCGGCAATACTTCCTGACAAAGCCTGTCTTTGTAATCGGTAAATGTGTGATGCCCTTATAACGTTCTATCATTTCCTGAATATAGCACATCACTACTTTCACGTCATTCAGGCAATAACCCATTTCTTTTTCCGTCAGGGGTGTCTGGCTGTGTCGCAACAGGGAATAGTCCAAATCGCCTACCATCTTCTCGCATTTATACTTCATAAGTTGACCGCCCAACTTAGCCAACGAATAACCTGACAACAGGTAGCTACAACGGAACTCTATGCCCGATTCAGTTATTGCGTAAATCGGTTTTCTCAGGTCTATTGAAAAGACCTTGTTCCACGTGAAACGGTTTCTGATAAATTGGAACTCATAAGCCAAGTTGTGAACGTAAATTATCAAACGCCTGTCTTCTGACAACTGCAAGTAATCAGAAACAGTTTCCATCATTTCGGTAAACTCTTCCCACGTTCTTCCCACGATGCAGTAACCGTTTATGCCGAACTGCCAGACGTACATACAGGAACACTTTTCCAACTTGACACCAAGTTTCACATACTGCTCATAAGACAGGTAATTGTCACCACTCTTGTAGAAAGAAGACGTTTCTATGTCAAAGCAAACAGGAATATCAAAGAACTTTTGTTTCTTGTTATTCCCACGCAAACAGGAATCGTCAACCGCCATGTCAAGAACGGTTTTTATGTCTTTTGGTGAATAGACTTCATCATGCAAACAAAAATTCTTCTTCTTTTTCATTATAGACCAAATTTCTTTAAAGTGCTCATTATTCCGCTTTTAATGCTGTTGGCATAGTCCAACACATTCTGTGCGTCTTTTTCCAAATCCTGTTCTATCGCCTGTTCCAACCTTGCAGCGTCTGTTTCAATTTGGTCTGAAACGTCAGCGGCTTCTGTTTCAAGCTCACCTGTGAAGTCCTTGTATCTCATCAGGTACTGTTCCACGAAGTTTTCGTCAGACACAGACAAGAACTTGTCCTGAATCTTCTGTGCCATCAGGTCGAACTCGTCTTCTGTCAGGTCGTAGGCATCCATCAGGTGTTTGTTGTACTCTCGCACACCTGTGGCGGTCGATGTAGGCTGTCGCAAGAAGCCAACCGCCTTTGCATATTCGGCTTTCAGGTCTTCCCAACTGTGCTTCATCGAAAACTTTGTGAATCCTTTGATGTCGCCCTTGTTCAACGCCATAACTGCTGGCGATACAAGACCCTTTGATTCGATGTTCTGAATACGTCTGTTAGCCTGTTGAAAGATTCTTCTTATCTCAGCTTTGTACTCAGGTGAAGCCATCTTTGCTTCAATGATTCTTTGCTTAATAACCGCTTTGTTGAAAGAAAACGTTCTTCCACTAAAGCCTATCGGATTCATTCCCATAACTTCTTAAAATTAAAGGGCACACCTAAAAGAATAAGTGCGCCCTATGTGTGAAACTTCAATTACTTGTTGATGTCAACGAAGTTGATGCCGTAGCATGTCTTTGCGTGTGACTCGTAAGTGTAGATGGTGTAACCTACCTTGCCGTCCTTGATAGCCTGTACGGCTTCACCGTTGGCAAGAATCTCACGGAATGTCTCGCCAAGATGCTTTGGCATGTTGACCAACTTCTTAGCCTGTACGTCAATCACTACAGGTGAATCACCCAGAGCCGAACCGTGAACGTAAAGACCGTTGATAGGGTGAATCTCGTCAGGTGAAGAAGCCTTTGCTACGTCTGACAACTTGATGTACTCATAGTCTTTGGTATCAATACCGAAAGAAGTCTTGTTGAATGTGTTACTGAAACTAAACATAATTGATAAAATTTAAATGTTAAACTTATTATAAACTGTTATTACTTACTTTTCTGATTCGATTCGGTCAATTAACCACTTTCTGAATCTGTTCACCTTGATAACTGCTTTGTCATCGCTGCACATTTCTTTGGTCTGTAGAAGACCGTTCAATGCAGTCAAAGCGTTAAACAGGTTTTCCTGATAGTCGTTTCTGTCTTCCATCACTTCTGAATTTTAATGTAACCACTGTGATTTACCACCGTGGTGTCCGTTGTTACTATAACCGTGCGTCCGTTTGCTTCAACGTTCTGTGAAGTCTTGCAAGAACCAAAGACGCATAAAACTACAAAGCAGATAACCGTCCAAAGGACAACTGCACAGGTGGATTCAGCCACCTCAATCTTTTCTTTTTTACTCATCGCTGTACTTACTTTTGTGTTCGATAAACTTAGCCATCAGTCTGTTTTCTGACAAGAAGTCAAGAACAATCTGGAACTCTTTCTGCAACTGTTCCAACAACAGGTCGTCTTTCTTGTCCTGTATCAGAACCTCAGCCACAACATGTCTTGCGTCAAATACCGTATCATTTACGGCATTAAGCAAATCTTTCTGCTCATCAGTCAAGTCTTTTGCAACGAAATCCATATCGTCACAAGATTTGCAAAGACTTTGAAACACCGTCAAAAGTGCTTTTTCTTTATTTTCTCTGTCCATGTTACCTAATTTTAAATTAAACTTCATTTCTGAATCACGCTGCAAAGATACGGCGATTTTTTGAACCCACCAAATTATTTTTGTTAAAATGTCTTAATTGGCGATTTTTTTCTTTTTTCTCAGTTTTTGCGCTTTTCGGCTTCACCTTATAAAATAAGCCCTGTGCGACTTTAAGACCCTGTGTGGTGTTGTTGCCCACGGGGTCTTTTTTAATGCCCTGTAGGCGGCTTATTTCGCTTCTGTGGCATCGGTGGCGATATGTGGCATCTGTGGCATAAGCTGAATAAGCTGCATCTGCTGCATCAGGTGGGCGCACATCGGGTCACACCCAGTTTCAGGGCATCACACCAAACGTAAGGTTGTGCAACACCCGGCTTCACATCGGCATCGTCAGGTCTGGCTGTGCCACGCCCAGTTTCACCTGACGACAGGCAGCGAATAATTATGCGATTTCTCAGGCGATGACGCATGTTTATTCATCAGTTAAACTGTGTTAACGAAATGTTAAACTTCGTTTCATCTGCTTTTTTGGCACGGCTCACAGCAAAAAGCGTGCCAAACTGTGTTAGCAAATGTTAAAAATGTGTTGGGAAATGTTAAAAATGGGTCGTTTGTATACCT